CAGATTAATTATTGAATCAACAGGAAGTGCATCAATTACATTAACAGAAGATGATATTATTGGTGGATATAATTTATCTATTCCAACAAAGAATGAAAGATATAATAGAGTTATAGTTGGTTTTGTAAATCCTGATAGAAATTTCCAAGTAGATGAAGTTCAATTTCCACCAATAGATGATAGTAGTTTGCCAAGTGCAGATCAACACGCAACCATGAAAACTGCTGATGGTGGGTTTTTATTAGAGGGTAGATTTACATTTAAGACAATCACATCGCCATATCAAGCAGAAGAAATGGCAGAGATAATTTTAAGAAGATCAAGAGAAGCATTAACACTAGGATTGAATGTTAGCTTTGATGCTTATGATTTAGCAATAGGAGATATAGTAAATGTTACACACAGTTCATTAGGTTTTTCTGCAAAAGCATTTAGAGTTGTAGGAATTACATTTAACGAAGATTTTACAATAGGTTTATCTTTGGTAGAATATCAAGCATCTCATTATACATGGGCTACCAAAACACAAGTAGCTAGTACACCAGCAACTAATCTACCAAATCCATTTAATATACAACCACCAGCATCTTTGACACTTACAGATGATTTAGTTGAGTATTCTGATGGAACTGTATTAACAAGATTATTAATTTCTATAGGTGCATCTACTGACCAATTTGTAGAAGACTATGAAGTAGAAGTAAGACAAACATTAGATAAAAACGGAAACGCAGTTACAGAAGATTATAAATTAGTTGGAGAGGGTAAAGCAACTAATTATCAGGTTCTTAACGTAATTGATGAGGCCACTTATCAGGTTCGAGTGCGTGGAATAAATGGGCTGGGGATTCGTTCTAGTTATATATCAGATACTAGAAAAATTATTGGTGCTACAGAAACTCCAGCAGATGTAACAGATTTCAATATCTCTATGGTAGGTTCTAATCAGATGCAATTATCGTGGACACCTGTAGAAGATTTAGATATTGAGTTTTATGAAATAAGATACTCAACAGGATTAGCAACTACAGAATGGTTTGATACAACTAACTTAGTACAAGTTCCTAGAAGAAAATCTAATAGTGTTACAATCAATGCTATTAATCCACCATATCATCTATACATAAAAGCAGTTGATAAATTAGGAAATGAATCTGCAAATCCAGCAATCATATCTTCTAACGTAACTCAACTAGAAGCATATAAACCTATCAGCACAGTAAACGAAGAACCAACTTTTGTTGGAACTTTTAGCAATACATTTTTAGGTGCAGATAATAATAGTAATCCAGCAGTTACTTTAGACACAATAACTTTATTCGATGACAGGACAGGATTATTTGATGATGCTGATAACTCTGGTTTTTTCTTTGATACAGGGGGAATAGCTAACAATATTTCTTCATCAGGTAATTACATTTTTGATAATACATTTAGCTTAGATGCTACTTATGATGCCACTTTTCAAGTTCAGATAACTATGCAATCTGATGACCCTTATGATTTATTTGATGATGGTAGAGGTGCAAGTTTGTTTGATGATGCTAAAGCACCATTTGACGGAAATGCACCTACAAATAATTCAGCAGTATTACAAATAGGAAGTTCAACTACAAGTCTTGGAGATATATCTTCATTTACAACTATTGCACAACAAGGAACTTTCAAAGGTAGATATTTTAAATTTAAAGCATTACTTAGTTCAGCAGATAATAAAGCAAGACCAAAAATATCTAGTTTGCAAGTTAAATTAGTATTAGAAAAAAGAACAGATACAGGAGACGATATATCTTCTGGCACATCTACTAAATCAATCACATTTACAAATAGTTTCTATGCTACACCAAATATTTCTGTTACAGGGCAAGATTTAGCTACAGGAGATTTCTTCATAGTAACAAATAAATCTAAAACAGGGTTTGACATCACATTTAAAAACAGTAGTAATACAATTATAGACAAAACTTTCGACTATCAAGCGATCGGTTATGGATTGCAAAGTTAAATAAAAAGGAGTATAAGAACTTATGTCTCAAGTATCAGATGTTTCACTAGCAAATCAAAGTTTCGGAACTTTCCGTTCTGAACTCAATGGAATTTTAGGTGCATTAAACACCTTACATTTAGGAACTTCAGCACCCTCATCTGTTGCACAAGGCACACTTTGGATAGATTCAGGTACATCAGGTGTCCTAAAACTTATGTTAAACGACGGGACAGATAACATAGAACTATTACAAGCAAATATATCAACCAACGCAGTATCAAGCAATATGTCAGTAACAGGAACAATATCAGAAACTGACCCAAATGCTTTACCACTTGCAATAGCTTTAGGATAAATTATGGCAAATACATTTAAAGTAAAAACTAATGGGGCTATGCCATCTAGTTCAGGAACAGCAGATACACTTTACACAGTTCCATCTTCAACAACTTGTGTCGTTATTGGCTTAACACTCTGTAATATTCACACAACAGCAGTTACAGCTTCAGTTAAAATTGAATCTAATACATCAGATACAGAAACAAATGAAAACGTAACAGTAGCTAAAGACGTTTCAATTCCTGCGGGTTCGAGTTTGGAATTATTATCAGGCGGAAAATATGTTTTACAAACAACTGATGTTTTAAAAGTTGATTGTTCAGTTTCAGCTAAAATAGATGCAACATTATCAATATTAGAAATAACATAGGAGTTTTATAAATGCCATATATTGGAAAAACACCTACAGCAGTTCCTTTAACAAGTTCTGATATTACTAATGATATTATTACTGAAGCAAAGATTGTTGATGATGCGATTGAAAATGAACATCTAAACGATAATATTATTTCAGGTCAAACAGCATTAACAAGTGAACCAGCAGACACAGACGAATTTTTAGTATCAGATGCTGGAACAATTAAAAGAATTGATTACTCATTAATTAAAGGTGGTGGTAAGGTTTTGCAAGTTGTTACAAACACTCACGCAACATCTACTTCAACAACAAGCACCTCTTATGTAACCACAAATTTAGATGCAAGTATAACCCCAAGTTCAACTTCTAATAAAGTTTTAGTATTGGTTTCACAAAATGGAGTTTACAAAGATGGAACAGGAAATGGTTGTGATATTGAATTAAGGAGAGGTAGTACAAGTTTAGGTAAATTAGCAGAAAATGCTGGTGGAGAAAATTCTGGTTCATATTCTATTGGAACAGGGGCGACAGCTTGTTATTTAGATTCACCAAGCACCACAAGTGCAACGACATATGAAACTTTTTTTAAAAGAACAGGCTCAGATGGTGCGGCTTATGTTCAAGTATATGGTTGTACATCTATGATAACATTATTAGAGATAGAGGCATAATGATACACAAAGCAATTTTTAAAATAAATCCTAATGCACAATTTACTATAATCGGAGACGATATAAATACTTGTGAAATAGAATGGTTAAATGGAACAACCCCTATTTCTAAAGCTGACATACAAGCACAAATGTCTACTGAATTTGATATGGCTATGGAAGATTTAAGAGCCAAAAGAAATAACTTATTAGCAGAAACAGATTATTATGGAATTTCAGATATGACTATGTCGTCTGAAATGGCAACATATAGACAAAAATTAAGAGATTTAACTAATGGACTTACTACCAAAGCTGAAGTAGATGCAGTAGTATTTCCAACTAAACCAACGGAGTAAAAATTGAGTTACATAGGTAAAGAACCGCAAGTAGGGGCATATCATATGCTAGATAGCTTAACTGCGTCAGCAACTGCTGATTATACTTTGCAGTTAGATGGTGTAAATTTTGCACCAGAATCAGCTAATCATCTAATTGTGAGTTTGAACGGAGTGATTCAGAAAGCTGGTTCATCATTTACAGTTTCGGGTTCTACACTTTCATTCAGTTCGGCATTAACAAGTTCTGATTCTATTGACTTCGTTTTATCGTTGGGGAATGTTTTAGATATTGGTACACCATCAGATGGAACTGTTACAAATGCAAAAACTAATTTTGTATCAACATCATCTGCGGCTGGATTACAGATCAAAGGAGATGGAACTACTGATGGAACTCTACAACTTAATTGTTCACAAAACTCACATGGGATAAAATTAAAATCTCCACCACATTC